ACGCACACCAATTTTGCATATGAGTCTATGAGGTTGAATTTCAACAGAACTTCTATAAACTGCACGGAGAAAACGAAGCTCATATGTAAGATCGATAGAAACGCCGATATGTTGCAAAATATGTATTTCAGTTTCACGATCCCAAACATCAGGAAAAAAGCTGGTCACAAGTTCAAGTTCATCAATAACTTAGGCGAGGCGATTATAGATAACTACTATATTACTATAGGTGGCAATATCGTCGATAAGCAATACGGTGAGTGGCTTCACATCTGGAATGAACTATCTCTTTCTTCAGAGAAAACGTTTGGATATTCAAAATTAATAGGCAACGTAGCGGATATCTTTGCCCCCGATGATTTCAGTAGAAAATATACACAAGATGATGAAATCCAAATATTCCAGAGAAAGATCTATGTTCCTCTACTGTTCTGGTTTAATAAGATGCCAGGACTGGCATTACCCCTTATCAGCTTGCAATATCATCAAATAGAAGTGCACATCGAACTGCGACCACTCGTTGATGTTTTTACTGTGGGTTTATCTTCTTCATACGACAGACAAACAAGAACATCAATCGGTGGAACAACTGTTAAGCCGACTGCACAAGACTGTTTATACTACTTTGGAGACAGTAGCGCCATCAACATGGATCCATATATCGAAGCCAATTACATCTTCTTAGATACAAATGAGCGCAAATATTTTGCAGCTAAATCGCAGGAGTATATCATAGAGCAAGTGAATCGCATTACTTACGACGGACTAGCACAGAATACTATGATAACCTTAGATGTTCATAATCCAGTAAAAGAATTCATTTGGGTTTTAACGAGAAACGATAGGAACTTAGAAAACAGATGGTTTGAATTCACGGACTGGGAGACCGTTAAAAACATTAGAGACACGCCGCCAAAAATCACTGACACACAAACATATACAGAGTCAAGTGTGAATGGTGAGATAATGAAAAGCGCAAAATTGTTATTTAATGGCTTAGATAGAATGGAACAGAAGGACAATTATTATTATAACATCATTCAACCCTATCAACATCATACGTTCATACCGAAAACAGGAATATACGTATATTCCTTTAGTCTTAATCCAGAGAACTTTCAACCGTCTGGTAGCTGCAACATGTCTCAAATCAATAAGGTGCAGATGTATGTTGAGGCCATAGAGCCTAACGATTCTTCATATAAATACGATATGACTTTATATTCGATCAATTATAACTTCTTAAAGATAACATCAGGTTTAGGTGGGCTCGCATTCGCATAAAATATTTTATGTCATCATAATACAAAATAGAATCCACATCATGTTCCTATTCCTTATAAAAATAATATTCTACATCTGTATCATCATGTCCGTATTAACAACCTTTTATTATGTCGAACTCTATGGAAAGATGCAAAAAGAACTGGAATCCATTAATAAAAAATTGAGTAAGATGTCAAAAACCAAAAATTAAATATATCTTTTTTGTAATATGGATCAGTATGAACTTTTAGAGGTATTCAACAACCTCAATGAATTTAATACAGATGCTACTTCTATGCAAAATGCAAGGAACTCTTTACTATTAGGCAGCTTTTCTTTACAAGATGAAGATAATATTACCATCACATCTGGTAACATTGAGATAGATACCTTTTTCATTAGATCAAATAATGCAAATGACTTATTTTTGACCAACTCAAACACTGAGGGTGCTGTAACATTCGGGAATATCCCCCTACCATCGTGGGTATCATCAAATCTACAGATTAAGATTTTAGTATCAGGATTCTCTAACGACCACGTCTATGTAAATAGTAATATTTTTAACTATGATATTCTCCGTAATACGTTCATATTCGATGAATCACTATTACAACTCGAAAACAGACCATCCTTTGATACAATAGCAACCGCTTTTGGATACCCAGCGGGATTTGCTGTAGCTATATCCAACTTAGATGATGTATTGAACCCTAGTGTAGCACGTCTGAATCTTGGTATAGGTAATATAGGCACACAGAAATCATTTAATGCCCAATTCTCAAACACTAAGATCCTTTCAAATGTATCCTTTCCATTTCTCACTACGCTTGTGGATACTTATATAGGGAAGATTAATACTTTAGTAGTTAATAGAACATATGACTTTCCACTATTACTCGATTTATTACCCACAAACATAACAGACAGCAACACTATACTACCTACCAGTAAGTTAGTGCATGATACGTTTTCAAATCTTTCTAATGTCATCAACGTTAAAGGAAGAGCAAATATAGAGTTTATTCAGAGCAACGCCGATACTATCATACAATATCTTACAGACGACGCAATAGTCACCATCACAAACTATTTAAAGAAAATGACAGACGCCGATTCAAACGCAATACTAAGTAATCTCTCTATAGGCAACATAGCCGCACAGAACTCTAACGATGTCTCTCTTGAACATATAACGTTTTCGAATATACACTCAAGGGCAAACTCTGTGCATTATAATAACAAAATCGTAGGTTTAGATACCTTTTTACAGACAACTAAGAATCCAGGTTTTGTCACGCTAACGGAATCTGTTTCATTTGATGAAGCTTCAAATAGTTTTACTGCGTTCTCAAATACTATAAATAACGTTCATACAGAGATTCAAGATAATAATAATTTCGATGACTTCTCAGGGGAAATGTTCAATTCAAATGATAACTTAGCGTATTATAGTAGTGCTGGTGATGCAATATTCAGTGCGCGCACAAATCTGGGGCTACACACATTTGCCTTCGCAGGCCGCCTTGTAGATTTAGAAAATAGACCTAAATATCTTTCTGAGTTGAACAACGATACTAATTATATCATAAAAAATAATTCACTATCTGAGGTAAATAAAACAATAGCTATTCAAAAATTAGGTATATCTAACATGGCATTTATTTCGACAAATCTCGGAGGAAACAATCTGAAACCTTCAACTTTATTAGGAACAAACAACCAGTGCACCATAGATTACCTTTCCCTCGCTGAAGGCGCTCTCAGTCTCCGTATTCCTGAATTTGCAGACTTTGATTTTGATTTCCTATATTTAGAGGGCACTACGACTGGATATAAATATTCGCGTTTAAACATTGCTGACGAACTCTATATGCAAGTTGAATACTTATCAAATGTAGATGCACTCATGCGCGTGAGGCTTAACGATATCTCTGGAATCCCTGACGTGGAAAGAGAAAAAATCTTTGCACGTGTTCGTTCTGATGACCCATATAAAATTTCACCTATTATCAACTCAACCAACGTTCCTACAGCTGAATTTACTTATAAAAGAATAACGGAAATGACGAGCAACATCCTAACTACATTTGATGTGCCTTTTGAATATTATAAGGGATGGTTATAAGTATATTTAGCAAGTTTAAAAATCTTATAAATTTTAAATAATATGGCTGGAAATGAATTTTTTAGTGTCAATAATTTACTCACAGAACTGGGGAGTGATGAGAGAGCCTACGAACAGTTGAGAACGAACATAGGAATAACTCAAATTATCGAGGATTTAAGCAATGAGACCATAATTACACAGTCGCTAACGGTAACATCCAATGTTTTCATTAACATACCTGGTGCGCTATCTAATTACTTTCTGAAATGCGTAGATACCGCCACTGGAAGAGTAGAATGGACACCTTTCTCTTTCAATGAGTCTATATCGAGTATTGCATCAGGTCTCGTTTCAGAGCTATCCAATCTCGATAATTTGCGTGTAAGCGGCGTTTTACAGCTTACATCAAACCTGAAAGAAAACTCAAATGCCATTATAATGAACGATGGGAGCAATGGGTCCTTTAAATGGGTTTATCTGTCGAGTAACTACTTAAGCAATGACCCTAACACGGTGCCGAGTTTAAATGCTTTAAGTAATTTATATCAGCAGACACAAGCAGATAACGCCACTCTATCAAACAATCTCTTAAGCATTTTAAATTCCCGCGTGGGTATAGTTCAAACGAATCAGAATTTAGCGGATCTTGAGAATATTGATGAAGCCTTATCCAATTTAGGATTACACACTATTCTCATAACATCTAATGTTGTCGCTTCAAATATAAGTGTCAGTAATGTTTCAGTGGCTGATGAACTGCGCGTGAATACCATAAGATCAGCTGGTTTTAAACTCATTGATTCAAATCTCAGCGTTAAGGATGTCTTCGTAGCATCGAATTTGATCGTAGGATCAAATGTATTTGTTTCTAATACTATAACATCCCTTTCTAATGTGGCCACACATATGGTCGCATCTAATATAAACAGTGGCGCCATTCAAACCTCAACTATTCACGTTGCGTCAAACATCATAGTAGATGGTAATATTTCAGTTGCCTCTAACATCACGGCTTCACAAATGGTGATCACACATGATGCAGAGATGAGTAATGTCTCAGTATCAAACCTCATGGCAAATGTGTTATCAGCCTCTAATATATTTATACATGATGATGATGCCAGTAATTATGACATATTACAAATAGTTGATAATAACATAGTATTCACCACACTCAGTAGTAATTATAACAGTGGTTCTAAGTACACTATTCCAAGTTCATTTGCTCTTTCGAATGCTGTGGCAGTGATGAAGACGACACTTGCTAATGACCCAGTGTTCTCATCAATGTATTTACAGAAAACGTGTAACCTTGACCATTACTCTAATTATGGTTTAGAATCTATTAAAGCTGTTCATTGTAATTTGCAGTTGAAATCTATAGCGAGAACAGGTGATTGGTTTGATCTGAATAACATTCCTACGATTATTAAAGAGATTGCTGTTTCTAACATACAGGACATATCGATTAGTAAGCTTAATCCATCTGCTATCATCACTCTTAAAAATACTATAGGGTTGGGAACCATGGCGGATCAAGATGATAGTAATGCGAATATTACCGGCGGAAATATCAACGTGACCAGGCTACAGACTTCGAATTTTGTGCTCAACTCTAATAATAATGTTCAAAATGATAATTCTAACCTCGATGATAC